GTCTTGTACCTGGTTTTGTTTGTGGTGCAGGTTTACTTGGTGCTGTTTTTGGTTCAGCATCAACAATTGCATCATAAGACATAAACTCAGGGATACCGTTGTGTCCTTTTTTAACTTTAGGACCATGTTGAACCATAGTATTTGATTCAGTTAATTTAGTTTGAATAAGTTCCATAATTTCGTTTTTAGACGTAAAGCTATGAAATTCTTTATTTTCCACCAAATCTTTAACCCAATTTTTTACTTCTTTAATATTTTCTTTTTTACATTTACATTTAGATTCCACCTTTCCACACTCTTCACATTTTTTAACGTTTTTAAGTTGTGGAAAATCTTCTTTAGATTTCTCCAATGCCTTTTTACTTCTTTCATCGTGATAATCACCTTCTTTAACTTCACTTTTCTTTTCTTTATTTAGAATTGCAAAGTCCTCAGCATCAATTTCACCATTATGATTCTTATCAATGTTCTTTTGTTTACCTTTTAAAGTTTCTTTAACCTCAACAGTTTTAGTTGGGTCATTTGCTAATTTTTGTATGTCAGGATTAGCTGCCATATCTTTAGTTGTTGTAACAATCCTTTCATGTAAATCTGAAAGTTGTTTATCACTAAATCTAACCAATGTTTTTTCAGAAAATCCTTCTTTGATTAACCGACCAACTATAACGTCTCTTTTCATAATTCTTTGATTTTAATTTCTTCGTTTAATAAACTATAATTC